TCTTTCCGCATCCCTCGTAAAATATGGATACTGGTTGGTCTGAATTGGTAACGTTAACGCCAGTTATTGTTATAATTAACTCACGACCACTGCTTACATCATCGTAATTGAGCTGGTCGGATTTTGGTTGAATTGCTAGCGATACATCAGCCATTATAATTCCCCTTTGATTTTAGCGTTTACAGCATCAACTTCACTCAAGAAATCAACGAGTACTAGTCTTGCTTCTGCTATCAGCTCGGCATAATCTTCGCGCTTGATTACTTTTAAAAATAACTCGTTTACTTCGTTTCTGTCATCGTAATGGCCAAACGCCCACCACTTAACACAGTCATCCATAATAAACGGTGTAAGGCATTGCCACAAATGCTCGTTGGGCACCTCATTCTCTAAAATGTACTCAATGTGTTTTTTACCCATTTTAGACTTTGTTTCGTAGCCACCTATAACCACGCCATTTTCAAAGCACACAGCGTCAGGCGAAAACTTAAAGCAGTCGATAGTGTCGTGTTGCAGCATCCCGCAAGATTCAAATTTAACGCCCATAATATTACTAGCTGCTTCAACAGAATAAGGCTCTAGCTCGTGTCCGCGCATCATTGCCTCGTTTTGAAACTCTGATATTTCTAAAATACTTTGACGTTCAGATACAAGCTCACAAATCAAGGTGTGCTGCACTGCTTCGTTTCCCAGCTTCCATCCAGTAAACGCCTTAGTTTTTTTATACTGTGCGCCAAGTGCTGACTGAGTTCTAGTGCCAGTAACACAGCCGTTTCTTTCTTCGTGCCACTCGTCAGTGCCTTGTTCGATATTTATAATTCTCATACTAACCTGCCTTTTTTATAATTTCCGTTGCAATTTCATGTGTGTCGATATTGTCAGTGTCGTTAAGTATCTTGTGAATGTCAGACGCTGGAAGATGGCTGAATTCCGCTGTGTATGATACTTGTCGTATAGCGTGAAATACCGCTATTGATATTGCGTTATCTAGTCGCTCTACTCTTTCTTCGTCAATCATTACTAACCCCCAAATATAATATTAAGAAGCACAAGCATTACAAAAAATACTACAGCTCCGAACATCGCAATAAGAGCCGAAACAACGAGCTTAAGCATTCCAATTTCTTCTACTGCGTCACGTACGAGTTGTGGTACGTATTGTTTTAGGTTTAACCCTGTAACGCGCCATAAAATAGACTCACACTTATCTGTCATTTTACTTTTTAACGCTTTTAGTTTTGCTTTGATTCCAATCATTTTAAATTCCTTGCGTAAGTTAAGTTTTTCGAGTTTGTTAATAACGTTTTTAAATGCTTCGTCTTTAGTTTCGCCGGTTGCCATTTCTATATTGTGCGCCGCCAAGAACACGCTCACAGTCCACTTCGTAAATAGTTTATCTGCATTGCCGTGCTTAGTAACCTGGTTTTCTACTATCACAGTTCCAGCAGTTTTATAGTTGCTTAGTATGTGATTAATAATGTATTTCATTTCATTCTCTCCGTTTGTGTCATTACAATTTAGACTTTATTCAATAGAGTGTCAAGTACTAATCTAATGTATTTTTAATTTAATATTAATACCTAATTAATACTTGACTATATGCGTCATTAGGCGTAAATTAAATATCAACTTAAACGAACAAGGTTTAGCAAATGAAAAAAGTAGGAATTACAGTAAAGCTTTTTGAGAAACAAAAGAATGACTTTAAAGAAGCGTGCGAAGCTAACAACACTGATATGTCAAAGTACTTAGCACAGCAGGCAATATCTTTTGCATCTAAATATAAGGCGGGTAAATCATGAAAGATATCGAATGTTTATGCTGTCACGAACCTAAAAATCGCGATGAAATGAGCACGATGCAATCAAGCAAAATGCAGGTTTGCACGTCATGCAGCAATGATATTAGAGCAGTAAACAGAGCAGAAAGAAGGCGCGTTTCTGAAGCAACAATGGCGCACAGAATTTCATTAAAGCGAGCAGATGAAAACGGTGAGCGAAGGGTTAGAAGTGATACAAGGCTCTCTGGTCAAGTTGCACGCAAAAGCAAGATGCTTGAGGTAGATCGCATAATCGCTAAGCTCAAAGATGACAAAGCTATAGCTGATATGTTTGCGATTTAAACGCCTTGTTATATGGCACACACGAAATTAAAGGGCGACATTATGACAGAAGAGCAGTATGAAATTATAGGGCAAATAAACTTGGCGCTTGAAAAGTTAGGCGCGCCAGTTGAATTGCTTTGTCTAGTTGGCAGTTTCGGGCAATCACAGGAGGATTGCGACGTACTCGAAATGATCAGTTAATGATATGGAGGCGAAAGATTTTATTCCCAGAGAGTCAGCGACAAAGCATTAGCCGTATAACCACCATATTAACCTGCGGGCTAGTAACCCGCAAAAGAATGAGCAACTGTGAGCCGTCTGGTTCAATTGCTTGTTATGTGGCTTTGTGAATGAATTTTAAACAAATTGGAGTAATTATGCACATAGATATAATTGAAGATAAGATAGCAAGAAACGAGATGAATGCCGCGCAGGTATTTACTCAAAGCAGCATATGCAAAGTAGAAATGAAGTTATTGATGAGGCTATACTCGCAATAAAACATTGTGAATTTACAGAGCCTAACGTTAAGAGAATTAGGTTTTATGAGGCTAACCAGTGAAGGAAATTAAATAAACTATGGCCAATCTTGGCGATGTGTTTAATCAACTCACTAAGATTGCTCAATCTAAAAATGTGCCGTTCCGCTTGAGTGCTAAAGAGTGGCGAGAGTCGCGCAGCCTTAGTCAAAATGCTTTAATGTGGAAATGGCTAGCGGAGATTGACAAGCAAGCCCCGTTAAAATGCGACTCAACTATAAAGGGTTCTGATTTATGGCATGAAATATTTAAAAAATATTACTGCCCTGCAAAGTCAGTTTCTAATGAGAGTAATTCTGTTGATATTAAATCTACAAAAATGCTTGATGTTGGAGAGTTTACGTTTTATCTAAATAAAATAGAAAACTGGTGTTTTGATAGAGGTATAATATTGACAACGCCACTTGATAGCGAATACGCGAAATTAATGGAGCGTCAAAATGATTAAAAGTAAAAAGTTACGAGATAGCGCAAGAGGTCGAGACTGTGAGTTAAGATTAATAGGCACTTGCAATAACAATAGCGAAACAGTTGTGCTATGTCACATAGGGCGCGATAGAGGCACCGCTATTAAGTGTAACGATACAATGGCTATCTTTGCATGTAGTGCTTGTCATGATGTGATTGACGGACGTGTGAGTTATAGCTCGTCTGACAATCAAAATATTGAAGAGGATAAATTACGCGCGCTTGAGGCTACTCAGTCATTTTGGATTAACGAAGGGATGTTAAAAGCATGAGTAAAATAATTATTGGCATTGACCCAGATAGCAAGGCGCATGGTGTGGCTATGTATTTCGATGGTGATCTTAAGGTTTTAAGTTGCATGTCGCTTATGGAGGTACACGGATTTTTAACTTGTGACGTTGATTTTAATATTGAAGATGTAGTTGTGCATATCGAGCATGTAGATGGAAATAAGTCAGTTTGGCACGGCAGGCAACAAAGCAAGGCGGCATTTGGACAAACAAGCCAAAGAGTAGCAAAGTGCAAGCAAGCACAGTTGGAGCTTGAGCGCATGTTTAAATGGCTTGGTGTTGAAGTAGTTAGACATAAGATAAGCAAAGCGTGGAAGAAAGGCGAAACACAAACAAATCAATTTAAATTAGCAACTAAATGGAAAGGCCGCAGCAACGAAGACACTCGAAGCGCAGCTTACTTTGGGTATTTAGGTTTAAGTTAAGTGCAAATAAAAGCGAAAGGTTTAATTAGTTAGCAGCCAACTCTACAGCTACACTCATCATAATTAGAGTCGTTGCAGCTCCAGTGACACGTTTAATAGTAAAACGTGTCGTGCTGCCTGTTTCTGCGCTGAATTACTTCTGCAACTTTGCGTTTATGCTCTGCGCTGTTTAGTAATTCGTTGCTAAGAATGTCGGTAATTGATGGTAGCATTGCATTTCTCCTTAATCTATACATCAAGCGTAGTATAGATTAAGAAGAGCGCCAGCCCCTTGACCGTCAACGCCGCCACCGCCACCGCCTGGGCCTTTGCTTCCATATTTCCAAGGTGGATCGGCCGTTATTAAATTGTATTTTTTATCTGTGTTGTAGATATCAACTATCATTGTTTTGCTCCTGCTCAAATCGCTTCACGGCTAACTCTAACTCGTCAGTTTCTACCGCGGCTATTTTAAGCTCTAGCATCATAAACCCTGTCATCATGCCAAGGCACTTAACAAGCTGCTCTTCTGGTATATGTTCAACGCCTTCTATTTCAGTTAGTTTAATTGAGATTTCTGTAATTAAATCGTTGTTTGAATAACTACTCATTACGACTCTCCCCATTTACAAAATTCACTCATAGGAACCTTGAAATATTCACAAATTGAAAGCACAACAAGCCACGGCGGGATTGTGTGACCGTTCATATACTTGCTTACTGTTGCCTCGCTTTTATCTATATGGATAGCTAACAACTCCTGATTGCCGCCTTTGAATGCAAACCCTACTTTTACAGCCTTGCTTAATTCCATAAACACCTCTTTAGTTGATTAGCCTTTACCTTATACCTTATGCGTCTTGAGGTCAAATGAAACTTAATTTAACTTTAGCTATTGACGCTGATATATTTTAGGATTATATTTGCAACAAGATTAATAAATGAGAGGCGCAAAAATGAAACCAACAATGATGAGCAACGAGGAATATCATAAACACCCCTCGATTAGTAAAACGCAATTAGATATGTTTAATACAAATGTAAACGGTTTAGAGTGGGCGAAAAATTGCCCTGTTGATAACGAAAAATTAAAAACGTTTGATTTCGGTGATGCTGCACATGCGATCATTTTAGAGCCAGAGAGATTAAAAACAGATTTCTTTGTTATGCCTAAAATGGAGCGCAGAAGTAACGCAGACAAAGCAACCTGGGCGAAGTTACTCGAAGAAAACAAAGGAAAGAAAATCATTACCGCAACTGAAATGAAGCAATTAAAATTAATGTATGAATCGGTTATGGCTGATCCTGCAGCTAGAAATTGGATGGAGCGTGAAGGAGTTGCTGAAGGGTCTTGGTTTTGGACTGATAAAGAAACGGGCATTGACTGTCGCTGTCGTCCAGATAAAGACATTATCGGCACCTCGGTTTTAGTTGATGTTAAAACGACTGATACACTTAAAAAATTTAATTTCAGCGTTGATGATTATCGCTACTACGTGCAAGCCCCGTTTTATTGTGATGGTGTTACGGCTAACGGAGTCGAAAAGGACACGTTTGTTTTCTTGGTAATACAAAAGCATATTGAATGCGGTCGATACCCTGTAGCGTGTCTTACATTGCCACAAGAGGTGATTGATTTTGGTCGCAAACAATACCGCAAAAATTTACAGCAATTAGAAGAATATAGAGAGAGAGGTAAAATTTTACTTGCTACTGAATTAGAAATGCACAGAAACTTTATGTATAAAATGGAAGGGGATTATTAATATGGGAATTTTAAATATTAGACAAGCAGTGCGAGCGGGATCGAAAGTTGTTATCGGCATTGCTGGGCAATCTGGCAGTGGCAAAACATTAACTGCCTTATACATTGCGCGCGGTATGGTTGATCATGCTGGTGAGATTGGTTTTTTAGACACTGAAAACGGGCGCGGGTCGCTCTATGCGAATGAGTTAGATACTCCCTTTATGATTGGTGATTTACATTACCCCTTCTCTCCTGCGCGCTATACACAAGCAATCAAAGAGTTTCAAGATGCAGGGGTTAAAGTGTTAGTAGTTGATTCTGTATCACATGAATGGGAAAGCGGTTGTATGGAAATTGCAGAGGCGCCTTTATTAAACGGTAAAAAAATGGCTGATTGGAAGAAAGCAAAATCTGAGCATAAAAAATTCATGACTACGTTGTTACAGTCAGACATGCACATTATTGCCTGTATTCGAGCAGCTGAGAAAACTTGCTTTAAAAATCCGCGCCAACCAACTTCACTAGGAATTCAGCCATTATGTGAAAAGAATTTTATGTTTGAAATGACTGCCAGTGTAATGATGTTTAATGAAGGTTTAAATCAGCAACATTTAAAAATACCGCGTGACTTAAAGCCTGTATTTGGTGATGGTAATAACTACCTTGGAATTGAAACAGGCAAGCAAATTCGATCGTGGATTAACTCGGGAGAAGTAAACGAAGAGCTAGAAAGCTACAAAAACAAGATGCAACTAGCAAGTAATGACGGATGTGAAGCACTTAAAAATGCATGGGTAGCAATGCCACAACATATTCAAACAGCTTTACAGGGTAGTAAATCGGTATTTTTGGGATCGGCTCAAGCGATTGATGAGCAAGTAGTAAATAATAACCTTGAAACTAACGCATAATTTTTAAACTAACGGAGCAATAAAATGAATAATGAAACAGAGCCTAAACCATGCCCATTTTGTGGCGCTAAGTCGATCACAAGATGGGAGAAAGAGAATATGCTATCAGTAGGGTGTAGCGAAATTTCAATGTTATGCCCGACACCAGCAATGGTTATTTACAAAGACGAAAACGGAAAATATAATTATCAATACTGGAATAGACGAGCGTAAATTTTAGCCAAAAAGCCCTGTTTTAAAGCAGGGCTAAAACTAACAGAGGAGTAACACGCAAACCAACGTATTGAGGCTAGTATATGCGTGTTGCTGGATTAAATCAACTAAAGCGAGCCCACTTCATAAAGCACCATATTGTAATTTGCTTTTATTTCAGCAAGGCCGTTAACCCCGTCTGCTGCATCAGAAGCTGAGCGCATCCAAATTTCAATTGTATGGTCTCCTGCTTCTATTTCGGCATAAGCACAAATCGGAATTATTGCATAATGATCTACTTTTCCGACTATGTTGCACCCTGTAGTAGAGCCTAATATCGCAGAGCCATTCAGCTTGACTTTTAGCGCTACCATTACCGCGTCTTCAGAAGTGCCCGACACCGCCCTGTGCTTTACGTCAACGTGTCCGATGGCTTTTATGTATGACGACTCAGTTACAGTAAAATTCCAAGTGAATTTATTTATTAAACTCAAATCCTCCTGCAGATCCTCAGACCAGTCATGTACTATTTTTTAAAATCGTCATCGCTATATGCCTCTCTCGCCGCCGCTGCCAGCGCATTAAATTCATTCTCATCAATCTCTGTCATAACTTTATCGATATGCTTTGATAAAATTGGATTTTGATAAACGTTATTTGACTCATCTTTAAAATATTTCATTATGATAACTCCGACCAGGTGCCAAACGCTTTTGATGTCGTAACTAAGTACGTAGCGAACGGCGGAACTACAATAGATTGCATTATAGAATATGTCGTAGCGCCCGCAATTCTTCCGCCCCCAAACACGGTTACGCCATTTATTACAAACGATAAAATTGAGCTGGCTGCGTCTCTAGCTGTAGCAATGTAAATAATAATTTCATAATGATGCAGGTTTGCGTAAGTAACGCCGTATTGACGCGCCGGTGGCGTATAATTAGTATATGTTCGATCTATAAGTGTCGGTTCTTTTGCCACTTCTACGTTGTTTTTCTCACCGAAAACGCCCTGGACATCTTGCAGTCCCATTTCTAAAATTGACGTGATGCCCAGCTCTGCGAATATCGCAATGTCAATATTAACAGCTAATACTTTAACAGTGAGCGTAGATGTTAGCGCAGCTATGTCAGCAACTTTAAGCCAATGTCTAGCGCCGCTTTCGTCAACTATATAAACAGTTTCGTCGCCCTGTGTGAATAGAGTTTTGTTTTCTATGTCGTAACGTAACTCTATGCTATTCGCTCCCCAAGTGATGCCTAGGTTATCGGTAATTACAACGTTTGAAACGCCTGCAACGCCTGCGAACGTGCCGTATACTAGCTCCTCGCCTGCCGCGTAATCACCCGTTAATCCGCTTGTGGGCGGGAACGTAATTGCAGGATCAGGGCTAATGACCATCGACTCTCGATAGTAAACGTTTTTATTGCCGAGAGGCTCGGTATAATTAAACTCATAAAGATAAGTGGGTGTTTGAGTTAATATAAAAAACCTATCATTTTCCAAGTCATATTGGATTTGATACGTTACCCCGGCAAGCAAAGTCCCCGCTGGAATTTCAGCGCCGCTCTGTAAAAATACAGACTTAACGCCGAGCGAGTTAACGTCAACAGTTGAATCGGTAGTATTGTCAAAAGCAGGCTCAAACCTCAATGCCATTCCATCAATATATTTTGTAATGCTCTTTCTTTGCGATATTGGCGATAGTATGTATGCATTAGCCGCTCCAGAATCTTGATATAGATCATTAACTGTTACTGCTTCACTGATCGCTTCTGCTAACTGAGATACATTAACGCCCGAATTGTCCAGAGCGATACTCTGCGCCTTTATTGCGTTTTCCGTTTCCCTTGGGATTGGGTTAAAATCAGCCGCGATTAACTGCGTGACATTATCGGTCTGTACTGGTACTTGCTTCATCTTAACCTCACTCTGGATAAATTATTTGTGTTGTTGCTGGCACTATATGGCTCAGCAAGCATTTAACTTGATTGATAACGCCGCCAAAAAATGGCCACGGAAACGGCACTGGAAATACAGCACAGCTCACCTTTTCTGATATATCCCCAAAAACCATTGGGAACGTTGCTGGAAATGTTGACTTGAAACCACGCGAAGTTATGTGAATAACAACTGTGTTTCTAGCCTCTTTTACGCTGCTCCATATTATACTTGGAAACAACAACGGATCACTATAAACATCAAAGCCCTGGTAAATAGTAACAACAAACCCCATTAACTCAATTAAATCTATAACGTCTTGCTCTGTTTGTAGTCCGTCAGCCTGTATTTTAAAATTGATAGCGGCTAGTTTGTCTTTTTCTGTTTGAAACGTGCCAAAGCATTTACCCGGTATTCCTGCAGTTTCACCCCATTCATCAATTAATAACGATGTGGTGTTGTAATTGTGCTGAGTGATTAGGGATTTTAGTTTATTGTCAACATCAAGCAGTGAGTAAGCAATGGCCTTGTGGTATTTATAAAACGTGCTTCCACGGTTCATTTTTTCTTTAAGTGCGTGGCCGTCTGGGTAATTTAGCACCAAATAATCGGCGTAGTCGAATACATCCATTAGTAGGTTACGCTCCCTAATACCGCTAATTCACCATCGTTTACGGTAATGTCACCCGAAGGAATCGCTAGATTAAAAGTCACAACATTCTCACCGGTGGAGCTTGTTGAAGATGCAATTACTGCTCTGTATGCGTCCTCGTCAACATTTACGCTTTCTTTTGTTGACGTTGAAAAGTATGTTTCGAGCGATTGCGTTATCGCCGCTTGCATTGTTAGAGTGTTTGGCTCTAATGCTGAGAATGTAAAATCTATAGTGATCGGCGTTAATGGCCCTAATATAACATCAACATCGCTAGTTGTTACCGGCTTGATTGTCAATATCGAATCCTTAACAATTGCGCGCTGAGTCGGTGAAGGTATAGAGTTTTCGTCATTGTCGCGTGTAAAGTAAACTGTTACTTGTCCAACATCTGGCGTTATCTCTCTAACCCAAACTCTAGTCACGCCGTTAATCTCGGTTGCTTTGACTTTGATCGCCGCTGGATTGAATAACGCAACAGGGTTTTGCCATCTGGAAATGACGCGCTTTCTGTAGTCATCTACACTTTCTGTTTCAGTGCCGCCAGTTATTCCATCGAAATTAACAACTATAGGATCGTCAACACCAGGAAGTGGAACTCCGGCAGATATTCCAGATCCAAATGACGCGTTTGTTTTTACGCCCGTATTATCATCAACAGTTGTATCAGTAACAAGATCAACAAGTGCGCCTTCATAGCTTACCGTGATGATGCCTGTTGCCGTGCCATCAATAGCCGTTGTGATGTAGGAGAATTCAACGGATGATAAGACAGAAATCTCTTTTTTACCATCAACGCCCGCCGTTGTCGATCCGTCAATAACAGGCTTAACCCCGTTATTTAAGTTGTGATCGCTGGTAGTTGTTACATGCGCAACTCCCGATGATACAACTATTGAACATGGCAATAAAACGGCCATTATTGACACGGACGACACGACTTTAAAGGCGACATCAGTATATGTATAGATATGATTTTGCAATATAACAGAGCCTAGAACGCCAGTAGCAAGCGCTTTACCTGCCGATCCTGTTGGCGCTAACTGAAATACTTTTTTTGTATTCCCCCATCTTTGCAAATGCTCAATCTCAGCGGTTTGCGGAAACGTTTGATCTACAGACCATTGAAACGCGCCGTACAAATCAAATAATCCGTAACCAATGCTAGTAGTTGCAGCACCGATCATTGTGCGTCTTTCTTTCGGTTTCGCATTCGGAAGCTCTCTAATTACATTATTTGCAAGATTACTAATAACCTCTGCTGGCGTACTTGATGCTGGAATTGCCATTATTTAGTATTCTCCCACGTTGTATATTGCAAACTCTCAGATGGAGAGTTGAAGCGATAAAGGTTAACTATTGTGTTTATTGAACCCAAGGTTTTAACCGTTGTATCTGTATCAACAAATTTAAGCAGAAACTCATCAATCATAAACTTAACGGCTAAATTAGACTCGTTTGAAACATCGTTAAGTAATTTCTGATTCATTCTTGATTGCCTAAATAACCACAATTTAGAGCCAAAATTATCATCAATATCTGACTCAACATTGCCAAGCCAGCCGCCTCTATTTTGTGCGATCAATACTTCTGAGCTATCAGCGCGTGCATCGGCGTGAAATGCTAATGCTAACGTGGTGCTGAACCCATCATCAGTAACAAAGTCGCCATCTTCTCCAATGGCCCAATCACCATTGATTAATTTTATATCTAACCAGCTCATGGGTTAACCCCGCCCGATACGTTAGGACCGTTAGTGACATTTGTATGTCCGTGATTTTCGTCAATACTAACGCCATTGGAAGATATGCCACCCGTAAAGTTAGTAGGAACAGAACAGGAAACCGCTGATTGAGTTATCTGCAGCGCGTTATTTAAATTAATGTTTACAGCGGTAACATTAACGTTTTCAGTCGCAGTTATGTTTGCATTTTTGCAATTCAAAATAAAGTTATCAGGCAATGTGATTACAGATTGACCTTGATCATTAAAGTGCATTGTAGCTTTCTTTAAGAAATTACCAAAAATAGACTCACCTTCTTTTGCTGTATCCATTATACTCGGGACTAAAGAGGGCTTATATGCTATACCAACTTTGTTATCTTCGCTTCCTGCTATATTCCACGAGGCGCCGTAACTACCAGTGGGTGCGACTGAAAACATTCCGTAGTCGTGTATGACCTCGATCTTTCTAAGTCCAAAGCATTTGGCTAATACTGTTTGAATGCCATTTTTTAAAACGGGCACTTTTGTTGTTAAAAATCTTGATATTAATGATTTCATATTGACAATCGCCCAATCCGTTAATATTTGATAAACTAATAATACACTAAATCAGCTATAATTGTATTGATAACGAAAGGAACAAATTATGTCACTATTAAGAATACCGCTTACCAAAACGCCTATTGATATTTATCAGCATTTAAACTACAAAAATAAACGCAAAATTTACTATGTTGCAACACGCGACTTAATTAATGCAAAAACAGAGGTGACGGAATGATTAAGCGCGCAATGATAACTCTATTAATGGCCGTTTCTTTTTCGGTTAATTCTGCGAGCTTGCATCCAGGCACTTTAATGTGTAATTCAGAGCTTGCGATCACATCGGTAATTGACGGATATCAAACAGGCAATGACAATAAAGTAAATGTGTTTATAGATTCTTGCTCCGTGTTTGAAGTAGCGCTTTATATTGACGTTATTAGCTGGGAATATTTTTCTGAGTATTCTAACGTTAGGGCTTATGATGATTTTGGATCGTCTGAGTGGTGGGTTGTATCATCGCAAATTGTAGTAGAGTAATTCAAAGCATAGCCTGTCAACAATCTGACAGGCTATGCTTTTTAAAGTGTAAACACGCTAGACTTCTGATCTTCTGGTTGCACAGGCTCAACGGTATAAGCATCACGCGGTACCATTCCAATATCAGTAACAGACCCACTCTGTAAATCAAACGAGTAATCAATTGAGTTAATTAACAAGTCGGTTTTTACATCATGAATAACATCTAAAACACCAATTAAAAAATTTGTATCGTAGGTTTCTTGATATCCTGTTTCATGCCCTTCAACTGTCGCCGAGTAACTAAACGCTCTTGCTCTGTTTATATTCGCTTGCCAGTTTGCGCGCCATTTACATCCCTCTAAATTACTAGGTGATTCAGCTATAATATTTAATCTTCGTTGCGCCCTAATATGTATATCAATTGCTGAGCTATCAAGCCCCCCTAGACTATCATTCGGCTTAATATCATTGAATGGG